CTGATGCACAACTAATGCATGCAGAAAAAATGGCCCGTGGTGAGGAACAATACCAGGGTAAATTGCTAGAAGCCCGACAGTCAGACTGGAAGGACGAGGCAGTTTTGATAATTCTTAGTTTGCCCGTGTTGGTGCTCGCCTACGCAGTCATATCAGATGACCCGACTGCCATGGACAAAGTAAAACTGTTCTTCGAGATGTTCTCGCAGCTCCCGTCATGGTTTACAAATCTTTGGATCCTTGTCGTGGCGTCAATATATGGTATAAAGGGTACACAGATTTTTAGAAACGGAGGAAAAAAATGAAAAGGTTTGTAGGATACATCGCTGATAAAATTGTAAGAGCAATACCAAGGAAGAAAAAAGTCTCTCCAGATATTAAATCAGTAAAAAAATTTACTGAAAAAAGCGCTGATGAGTTTGCTGGAGTAAAATCTAAAAACCCTCAAGAGAGAGCTAACGTTATAAGAAGAAGAGAATCTATTAAAAGAATGGATAAATTAGTGGGTCTTCAAACAAAAAGAAAAGAAGGAATTAAAGCTGGTAAAGAAGTAAAAAGAATGATTGATACAGGTCAAGCTAAAACTGTTGGTGGCACTGTTTTTCATAAAGGTATTAGAGAAAAGAAAATGGGCGGCGGAATGATGGGCCGTAGATTTGGAATGAAATCAGGAACTCCATTTAAGAAAAAAACTAATGTAGAAAAAATAAAAGAAACTTTTGGCGTTAAGAAAAAAGATAGTAAACAAAGAATGCAAGCTAAAGATGGTTCTAAAAAGAAATTTCCTGATCTAACAGGAGATGGTAAAGTTACATTTGCTGATATTTTAAAAGGTAGAGGCGTAATTAATGGTAAGAAAAAGAAGGCATAATGGCTGGAAAAGGATTATATGCAAACATACATGCTAAAAGAAAACGTGGTGGAAAAATGCGTAAGAAAGGTGCTAAGGGTGCACCAACTGCAGCAAACTTTGCAAGAGCAAAACAAACAGCGAGGAAAAAA